AAGAAAAATCCAGAAATGGAATGGGCCATCGACCCTGGAGATTTAGCCAAGATATGGGATGAACAACAAGGGAGATGTGCTATCAGTGGTGTACACATGACACATGTTAAAGACGGTACAGGTGTGCACGATTTTAATGTATCAATAGACAGGATAAATCCAGAATTACATTACTTACCAGATAATATACAGCTTGTGTGTTTACGAATTAACACAATGAAACATAATTTACCCGAAGACCAGTTTTTCTGGTGGATTAAGAATATAGTGACGACTAAGGAAAATTTTTGATAAGATGCGAATATGTCAGATAGTGAAAGAGCTGAGCTTCAGTCACATTACCCCTATATGGGGGTTAAACTAAATGAATTAAGCGTACAAGAAGAGCGTTTAATTTTAATGTACCTTCGCGGTATGACGAAAGCTGCCGCGGGAAGAGCTGCGGGTTATCAAGATATGGACACTGTCTACGACATTTTTAAAAAACCTAAGATAATACAAGCAGTAAATTATCTAAGAGAAGAATCTAGGAAAGAATTTAACTTCGACAGAAATACAGCAACAAGTATGTATTTAGAAGCGCACCGAAAATCAGCAAATGCTACAGAGGAGAAGAACGTAGTAGATGCCTTGTGTAAATTACATGGGTTATTCCAGCCTGAGAATGCTACACAAATTAATATTATTAATGGTGAGAAAGTAGAGCGTATGGAACACCTATCTGATGAAGAACTTTTGAAGTTAGCTGGTGACGATGTTAAATATCTTGAGCCTGGTAAATGAACACAATACCTAAAGTCGAGTGTCCTCGTTGTAAAAAACTACAACCTCAAACATTGTTCTCTCAGGAACATGGTCTATGTGTATATTGCCGAGCCGATGACGCTGAGCGAATTGCCCCGAACCCTGATCCAACTCCACAAGAAGAACTTCAAGAGGAAGAAGCCTCATCACTAAAGGCACAGAAAGAATTAGCCAGAAGAGTACTTTCACGAAAAAGACTCCTGCCGTTTGTAGAGAGATTTAATCCTGACTATTCTGCTGGCTGGGTGCACAAAGACATTTGCAAACGCCTCGAAAAGTTTAGTCAAGATGTAGTAGATCGGAAGTCTCCTAGGTTAATGTTGTTTATGCCACCACGACATGGAAAATCAACATTAGCTAGTATTGCTTATCCAGCGTGGCACTTAGGCAGAAATCCAAAACATGAATTTATAAGTTGCTCGTACTCTGGATCGTTAGCGATGTCTTTCAGTAGAAAGGTCCGTCATTTACTGCGGGAGCCATTATATAAGAACGTGTTTACGGATGCAAAATTAGACCCATCTTCACAGTCTGTTGAAGCATGGTTGACTACCAAAGGTGGTGGTTATGTAGCAGCTGGTGTTGGTGGTGGTATTACAGGTAAAGGTGCACACGTACTTGTGATCGATGACCCTGTAAAAAACAGAGAAGATGCAGAGTCGGATTACAACCGAGACAATGTCTGGGATTGGTACACCTCAACAGCGTATACACGTCTTGCTCCAGGCGGAGGCATACTTGTAATTTTAACAAGATGGCATGATGACGATTTAGCTGGACGTTTACTTCGTGGAGCTGCAGACGGTGGTGATGAATGGGAAGTGGTTAAATATCCAGCAATAGCAGAAACGGATGAAGAGTACAGAAAGATGGGCGATGCTCTCCATGAAGATAGATATAATTTAGAGTCATTAGAAAAAATCCAGCGAGCCGTTGGCCCTCGAGATTGGTCAGCGCTATATCAACAGAACCCAGTGTCCGATGAAGGTGATTACTTTACAAGAGACATGATCAGGTATTACGACCCAGCAGATATAGATTTTAGTAGGATGAAATTTTACTGTGCATGGGACTTAGCTATAGGACAAAGAGACAGAAATGACTATTCAGTTGGATTAGTTGTAGGTGTAGATGAGTACGATAATTTGTATGTGGTTGATTGTGTACGAGGTAAGTTTGATGGTTTTGAAATTGTTGAACGAATTTTAGACTTGTATGAACAGTGGAGACCAAGCATAATTGGTATTGAGAAAGGTCATATAGAGATGGCACTCGGTCCGTTCTTGGAAAAAAGGGTAAGAGAGCGTAAACTATATGAAGCTTATTTTAAAGATTTAAAACCGGGAAGGCGTGATAAAGAAGCGAGGGCTAGAGCTATACAAGGTAGGATGCAACAAGGAATGGTGCGAATACCTAAAGATGAAGTCTGGACTGGCCCGTTAGTCGCAGAACTTTTACGTTTCCCAAATGGTGTACATGATGACCAAGTTGATGCTTTGGCATGGGTGGGATTGATGATGGCTGAGTTCGCGACTTATATGGAACCAGTCGAACACATCCCTTCTTGGAGAGATAGACTTCGACATCTTACGAAGAGTAGTAAAGATAAAACAGCAATGAGGGCCTAATGCCAGACGCAAGATATAAAAAGAAACAAAGAAACTTGAGTGGTGAGGAAGAAAACTATATCACTCGTAATCAATGGGACCGATACAAGAGAGCCAGAGATAATGGTCATTTAGAGTATATCGATATGGCGCAGAAATGTGACGCTTTTTATAGAGGCGAGCAGTGGGACCAAATGGATATTGCTGCTCTAGATGAAGAAGGTCGACCTGCACTTACAATAAATACAATTCTTCCTACTGTAAACACAGTTGTTGGTGAACAATCTACAAGAAGAATGGACATCAACTTCAAACCTAGAAGAAATGGTGATGAAGAAACAGCAGTTGTTCTAAATAAATTATTTAAACAGATCGGAGATAACAATAAATTAGATTGGGTAGAGAGTCAGGTGTTTACAGATGGTCTAATTCAAGACCGTGGCTACTTCGATGTACGTTTAGACTTCAGTGATCACGTAGAAGGTGAAATTAGAATTAAAGCTAAAGACCCATTAGACATTTTAATAGACCCTGATGCAAAAGATTGGGACCCAAAAAGCTGGGATGAGATTTTTGAGACCCGTTGGATGACTACAGATGAGATAGAAGAGATTTATGGTCAGAAAAAAGCGGATAGGCTAAGAATAATAGCTGAAAACGGTTCTAGTTTTGGTTTAGATTCTGTTGAATACGAAGAACAAAGGTATGGAGACGTAAATAATGGGCTCGAATACAGAGAAGATGCAATATCTGACCCAGAAGAGGTCGGTGCTGTTAGAGCTATAAGAGTTATAGAGCGACAACATAGAAAATTACACCTTTGTGAGTTCTATGTAGACGAAGAAACAGGGGATATGAGAGAAGTCCCTATGGAATGGTCAAAAACTAAGCGAAATAAGTTCGCAAAACAGTTTAATTTAGGAATTATAGAAAAATTAGTCAAAAAAGTTAGGTGGACTGTTACTGCAGACAAGGTAGTTTTGCATGATGATTGGTCTCCTTACTCTGATTTTACAATTGTGCCTTATTTTCCGTACTGGAGAAGAGGTAGACCATTTGGAATGGTAAGAAATCTGTTATCACCACAAGAACAACTAAACAAAATTAGTTCCCAGGAGCTACATATTGTAAATACAACTGCAAATAGTGGTTGGATGGTAGAGTCTGGGTCGTTAGTAGGTATGACAGCTGACGATTTAGAAGAACATGGAGCAGAAACAGGTCTAGTATTAGAGTATAACCGTGGTTCTCAACCCCCATCTAAGATACCACACAACACAATACCTACTGGGCTCGATCGTATAGCACAAAAAGCTGCACTAAATGTTAAAGAAATAAGTGGTATAAGTGATGCTATGTTAGGTTCAGAACAGTATTTAGCTGAAAATGTATTAAATTTAGTCCAAAGGTTTTACACAGAAGAGCGCGTTATTCAGGTAACTAATGAAGAAGACCCAATGAAACCACGTGAACCTATGGTTATAAATGAAATGACACCAGAAGGCACTGTAATAAATGACCTTACAGTTGGGGAATACGATGTGATTGTAGGTACAGCACCCGCAAGAGATAATTTTGACGACATACAGTTTGCACAAGCACTTGAACTTAAACAAATGGGTGTGCCGATTCCAGATGATGTAATTATTGAGTACTCTAACTTACAAAGAAAGAATGAATTAGCTAGAAGAATTAGAGTATTAACAGGTCAAGAGCCACCAACAGAAGAAGAGGCACAAATTATGCAGTTCCAAGCAGAAGCACAATTAAAGCAAGTTGAGTTACAATTAGCACAACTAGAAGCTGAAGTAGCAAATACGCAATCCGAAGCACAATTAAATATGGCTAAAGCCCAAGACCTTATGCAAATAGACCCACAAATACAGATTGCTAAATTACAAGCGCAATTACAAATGAAGAGAGAAGAACTCGAGTTACGTAGAGCTTTATCAGCTGACACAAATCAGATGAGAAAAGATCAATCGGACACTCAAGCAGCAGCTAAAATGGCTGCGACAGTATTGACTAATAAATAACTATAGGAGTTAGAAATGGCAGATAGCAAAACGCAAACTGATAATGCACAGTCAGAGGAACAGTATGATGTTACTTATGATGGTATACCTGGTGCAGATAAAATAAGTGAAGAAGAAGCTTCACCGTTTAAGGAGGATTTAAGCTTTGGCTTAGATGGAGATGGAAACCCAATAGAAGAGGAGACAGATGAAGACTCAGAAGAGACTGATGCAGTTGAAGAAACAACAGAAGAAGATTCAACGGAAGAAGAAGAAGTTGTTGCAGAAGAGGAAGGAGAGCCTGTTGGAGAAGAAACAGATGAGGAGCCGACAGAGGAAACTACTGATGGAGATGTTGCAGAACTTCAGGAAGCACCCGTTGCAGAAGAAGTAGAAGAAAAACAAAAATCTCCTATGGTCCCTAAATCTAGATTAGATGAGGTACTAGCAAAACAAAAAGCATTACAGAAACAACTTGACGAGCAAACAGCTAAACAAGCAGAAATACAAGCGCAAGCTCCTGAGTATGATTTTGATGCTAAAGAGTTAGAGTACCAACAATTAGT